CTTCTCGTTTATCTGACCACGTTCCTTCCAGAAGTCTACGTATCGGTTGACTGTCTCATCCCATCGCTCTCGTCTACCTTCCTCAGGTAGCCAACGTGCGTAACGGGACTTATGTATAAACTGTTGATACTGATTCATTTCTTATCCTCTTCCTTTTTCTTTGGTTTATCCTTAGACTTCTTCTTACTAAAGATAGCGTCATAGTTGTCTGCGTATTTAAGGTAGTTAGTAGGGCGTTGACTAGAACCCTTACCTCCGTGGGTCTTGCCTTTCATCTCCCTACCTCCTCTATTAATCTGTTCAAGTACCACTGTGCTTTCTCTAAGTCCTGTAGTGCTTTATCTTTACGCTCGTAACGCCATAAGTACTTAAGCGTATTACCTTTAAGATAACCTCTGTATGCTTCTGGTGTCATTGATTCTTCAATGGCTTCAATACATTCAATGTTACCGTAGTTGTAATGACTAGGGTGGTTGACAACATCTTCGGTAGGTTCGTCAGGGTTGTTCGCTACAAACTCTTCATACTTCTTAATAAGTGCAGGGTGTTTGTTCCTGAGCGCATCCCAGTCAGCGGGTGTTGCATCATTAATGCTCATCATCATCCTCCGTAAATAAATCTCTGTTCCTAATTAATCTATCTTCAAAAGCCTCTAGCAAGTCCTCAACTGAGATGTCTAAAGCCTCAACTACCAACACCGCGTCATAGTCTCTTGCTACTGCTTCCTTGAGTTCCTCCAATGTGTGTGACATTATTCTTTCCTTTCAACATATTTAACAAGTTCCTGTGCGGTGCTGAGTGTGTAGTGCTTCATGCCTTCTTTATCACACCACTGACCCATTGTAATCTTACCGCCCTTACGTACCTTCTTGTGTTCGTTAGATAGTAAAAATATTAATTCCCAACCATCTTCTAATATTGTATCACGTATTGACTTATATTTCAAGGTATCTCCTACACGAAAGAAACCTTTTACTTCCACCATTACTTTCTTTTCTTCGTGTACAAAGTCTGGCATATAAGTTCTATGTACTGTGTAAGGTATGCCGTAAGGTTCATACTTAAATCCCTTACGCTTTACCTCCTTAGAAAACTCCTTCTCTAACGCTGACCGAAACTTACCGCTTTTCTTGCTCAATTTCGACCTCCTGTACGTTTGGTTCGTACTCTACATTTATCAAGAACTTTGGTCCATAAGAGTAGGCAAACTTTCTTACCTCGGGGTAGCAATGCTTTTTGTATTGACAGTACGAGCATTTTATACCCAATTTTATATTCCCAGATTTTCCGTCTGGTACAGAGTCGGTACAAAAGGTTTCTGGCTCGGACAAGCCTACTAGCTTTTTTACGTGGCGTATGCGCTCTGTAATGTCCCCCTTAATATACGGATATATAGGGGCTTGGGTATCCTTTAGGTCGTACTTAAGTACCGCGAGATGACCATTAGCTTTATCCATAGCTAACCAACCGAACTCAGTCTCACCACAGGCATGGGCGTATGCTTTAATCTGGTCAACATAACCAAAGGCATCGTCCATAGCCAGTGTACCGTCCTTGAACTTCTTGAACCCGAAGGAACTGGCTGACTTAACATCAATAACTATACCGTCAATCTTACAGTCCATGTGACCTTTGATGCCTTCTACTTCACATACCTTCTGCTCATCAGTTACGGAATGTCCTGCCATGCGTGTCAAGAACAACAACATCTCTTCTATCAAGTGACCGTACATAAACTTAATGTAGGTAGCAGGTTGTATAGCTTCCTTCTCAGTACCATTGACAACATTCCATAAGACCCTATCGTCACGACCAATGTTTGACAGGCGTAGTGTTCGGCTATCTCTAATACGAGTACGTCCAAACTCTGTACGCATAAGAGACTTCATGTTCTCGCCAAACTTCTCAATCTCTGCTTCTACATCAACAGATTCTTCTGCCTCTTTTGTCTCCATCAATCGGTATATATCGTTGACTAGTGTGTGTATTGTCTTACTCATCTTCTATATCCTTGAATGCCTTAATGACATCGGTTGAGAATAGCTTACGTAGGTTGACCAAGTGCATACGGCTAGCGTTATGGTCTCCTCCTGATACACTCCTGAACGTGTCTAACTTATTGACAATCTTCTTTAGTACAGGTGTTTTGAATACTAAGGTACAATACTCATCGTCACCTATGCAGAGGTTATGAAACCAGTAGTCTGACTCAGTAGCCTCAATGCCTGACGGCTTGCCCCACGACTCATACTCAATGCAGATGTTGCCTGTTTTCTGCCATAAGTCCTTCTCTGATTTAACCTCAATCTTCTTGTCCTGTAGCATCTCCGCTACCCTGTCCTCCCTGACTTCTCCGTACTGTAAGTCAAGGTCAAACTTCTTCCTATCTTGTTTAGTGGGTTTCACTCCAGTTATCTCCTATCTGATATTCGCCCGCAAGTGGGCAGTTAAGGTTAAAGTGTTGACCTGCCGCTTCCATACAGGAAACAGCAAGCCTACCAAATGTATCTACCTCGCTCTCTTTAACCTCTGTCTGTATCTCATCATGGATGTTGCCTACAAACTTGTAGTCCAGACCCCACACCGTTGCGTATTCGTCAAGTAGACATAGTGCTTTCTTCATAACGATAGCACCTGCTGACTGTAACAGGGTGTTTAGTGCCGCGTGTTCTGAGCGTACTGAGACTCTGCGCCCATCCAATCCTCGAACATAACCTCTTCGAGATGCCACGCTAACTCTTTCTCGTAGGTCTCTAAGAGATGGCGTGTTTGTGAGGAACTTCTCCTTAAGTCGCTTACCGTCTCTAGCAGTTCCTCCAACGATACTTCCGATTTTTGCATCCCCTGCTCCATAGAGGAACGCATAGATGAAAGTCTTTGCTTGACTTCGTGTGTCAACACCGCTAGCAAGTTGGTTTGCTGTATGAATGTCTCCAGTGAGTATTTCATTTGTGTATGCCTCGTCCTTCATATAATGTGCAAGCATTCGTAACTCAAGACCTGATGCGTCCATACCGACAATCTTGTAGCCTTTGGGTGATGTCCAACAGGCTCTACAATCTGTACCGTATGGTGCGCTTGAACTAGGCACTTGCGCTAGGTTGGGACTAGAGTGTGTCATACGTCCCGTCACTGCACCGTTAGCATTTACATAACCGTGTACTCTACCGTCATCTGAAACAGCGTCCAACCAACTTTGTATCTGAGCAATACGCTTCTGAACCATTAGGTACTCAGCAATCATAGATGCTTCTGGTATGTCGGTTACGTCTGATAACACTGACTCGTCAACAATAGCTTGACCCTTCTCTGTAAACTTCTCTGGCTTCCAACCAAAGTATTGTAGGTAGCGTCCTATCTGCTGACGTGAACCTAAGTTGAACTCTGGGTAGTCGATGCGCGAGAACGTCTGTACATAATCCCGCCATTGTTCGCCTGCAAATTTAAGACCGACCACAGACGGTTCACCACTTTTCTTATACTTCGGGGTGACTTGTTTAACATACGTAGGTAACGGTATGAATTTTTCATGTACCATGTCTTCAAGTTCATATTTCTTCTCCTTTAATTTTGCCAATAAAATGAAGGCGTGTTCTTGGTCTAACAGCCAACCTATTTCTGTTTGGCGAGTAATAATATTCTGTACGTTGTGTTCAAGGTCAATGCTTTCGCTTCCAAAGTTAGCCAGTACGCCTTGTAGCGCGTGGTACACTTTGACATTAACCAACACATCTTGCTTACAATACTCCACCATGTCTTGCGAATACGTAGTCCAATCATTGTGTTCTCCCTTTGGGAAACCTAATCGCTGTCCCCAGTTATCTAAACTGTGACCACCTTCCCGTGATGGGTCAGTAAGTCTTGACAATACTAATGTATCTGTAATCTTACAACTACTAAAGTCTGTGCCTAGTAAGCGTTCAAGAACTGGTACGTCATAGCCAATGATGTTATGACCAATGACCTCAGCATCTTTGATATAAGCATTGAAGTCCTGTAACGTATCACCAGAGAACACAACTGTCTCTTGGTTTGATAGGTCACAAGCAACGATTACCCAGACCTTTGTAGGCTGTAGACCGTTAGCTTCTATATCAAATACTATCTGCTTCACTAGAACTCCTGATTGTCATCATTAACTGGACAAGTAGTTTCAATCATACGACCAGTATCTTTATCATAGTAGAGGTAACAAGCCGCCCCTGTAAGTCCTGCGTATCGGTTCTTAAGTATCCGTACTGTAGTGGTATTCCTTACCTGTGGGTCTTTGTTCTGTTGGTCACGTTCCAAACCAATCACCATGTCGGATAGCTGTGCGATTGCCGCTGAACCTCGTAACTCAGCCAAGCTAATCTGTCCACCGTCCTCATGCGCCTTCCCTGATGGTCTGCGTAAGTGTGACACCAAGAATAAACCAACGCCTGTCTCCTGTACTAACTGACGTAGCTTGGTCATAATACTATCAATGGCTTTACGTTCGTCACCGTTTTCTTGGTCACTAACAACAATACTCAAGTGGTCAAGAATAATCCATTTACAG